TTTGATCCTAGTAATTGGGGATTTGTAACAGAATTAGCCAATACCTACGATCCCGCCACAAAAATTAGCATGAAAGATATTCAAAATTTAGTGAATGATATAGAGTTAAAAACTGGCCTAAAATTTTGGGATTGCCACTGGTTTAATGTTGGAACAGTAAAAAGAGGCAGAAAAAATAAAGTGGTTTGTATAGATACGGGCAAAGAAAGTTTTGATGGAGATTCTAATGCCTGGGGCTTTGCTGAACCTGGGCCAAAGTGCTGTTATTGTGAAAAGTATCAATGCAAATGTACTAGTTAGTGTATTTGTATATATACTACGACACTCAATCTAATGGAGACTATTATGCCAAAAGATTTAGATCATATTAGTAAACAAATAGATAAAATATCGAAAGAATCTATTGGTAATACAAAAGCATTAACACAACAAATTGTTGAGCTATATAAGCATAATCTCAAACTGGCAAAAGAAATTGCCTCCTTAAAAAAGAGCATGAAATCTATAGAGGAAAAAGTAGATTCTGCATTAGATATTTTAAATAGTTTCACAATCATGTTAGCAGAAGATGATGAAGATTTAGAAGAAAATTATGAATTTGATAACGATGAAACTTGGGTTCCAAACGAAGAAGATTTTTGGCAAAACGACGAGGATGATGAAATTTGAAATGTTGAAGGTTGACAAGCCAGATTGACGATGTATACTTGGAGCATCACAGGAAACAACTTTGGAGGATATTCAAAATGAAATTGGCAGATCGTACAGTTGAAGTTCACAGTGCTGGCGTTACTACTACTAATCAGTTTAGTATTGCTCAGACTAGTAAGATGTTTAAGATTTTGTCGGATTCTCTTTATTCCGACAAGATTATGGCGGTCATTCGTGAACTCGCCACCAACGCTTATGACTCACACATTAGTGCAGGAAATAAGAATCCTTTCTTGGTAAAGTTGCCTACTGCTACAGATCCGAATTTTACTGTTCGTGATTATGGCACTGGTCTTAGTCAAGAGGACATGGAGAATCTGTATACAACTTATGGTGCTAGTAACAAGAATGACAGCAACGATTTTGTTGGTTGCTTGGGTCTTGGCAGTAAGAGTCCTTTTGCTTATACTAGAAGTTTTACTACCACCTCTTATCATAATGGCAAGCAGTATACTTATATCGCTTCTATTGATGAGGCTGGCGTTCCTAGTCTAAATCTTATTCATAGCACAGATACGACCGAGCCTAATGGTCTAGAAATTAGTTTTGCTGTTAAGCAATATGATTTCCAAGAATTTAGCCAAAAGGCTGTTAGGGTATTTCATTATTTTAAAATGAAGCCGATTATTCATGGTGGTGTTAGTTATGATTTTAATGGCGAATATAGTCAGAGAAATATTGTTATTGAAGGTGATGGTTGGAGGGTCTGTCGATTTAATAATGATGGACTGAAATTTCCTAATTCTTATCATCGTATTAATAGCGGCGTAATTGCTCTGATGGGTAATATTGCCTATCCGGTTGAAACCTCTCATCTTATTGGTGAGGAAAAGGCAGAAACCCCAGATCATATCGCACGATGGAATAGAACCTTTAATAAGGCCGATATTGCTTCGTGGAAGGCTTTTGTTGGAGAGATTGTTAACCAAAACCTTTATCTGGAACTAGATTTCGGTATTGGTGAACTCGAAATGGATGTTAGTAGAGAAGGTCTACAGTATACTAAGTCTGTTATTAAAACTCTTCGTCAAAAGACTCAAGACATTTTCTTGGAACTCAAGAAGAATTTCAGCGAGAAGATTGCTTCTGCCAAAACCAAGATTGAAGCAATCACCACTTATTATCAGATGAATGATCTTGCTGGTGGTTGGGGAGTTGGTGCTAGTTGGACTGACCCATCGGGCAAGACTCACAATATTACTAGTGGTCAGGATATTGAGTATAAACTCAAGAAGGATGAGAACCTGTATGTTTTTAACTACAGAACAGCAGGCTATCGTTCTCGTCGTTTGGTTTATATGACAGATAAAATCCATCACGACACTCTTACTGGCAAGGGACAATATTACTGGAATAGTTCTCGCAAAAATGGCGAGATGGTATTCTTCTGGTGTGATATTGCCGCTACAGAAACTGCTAAAAAGATCGTGACTAAGTATTGCAATCAGAATGATTGTTTTGCTTATCTTCTTGTTAACTCTAATGATCATACTGAGGTACAGAATAATTTCGCCGCTCTAATAGAAGATGTGGGTGAAAGCAATATTCTGAATGTGTCAGATTATCGTGATCTCATTAAGTCCACTCCTAAAAGCAGAGCGTCTAAGGGAAGTAAGGGCAGTGTTAGTGACCAAGATATTTTCTTGATCATCGGGGATCGTGAAAACACTGAGTCTCTTAATTATGACTACAACGATGCTGCTTTTATGCGTAGTCTTGATAGCAGCAGACTTGATGATCTAGAAGATGAAGATCAAATTGTTTATATTCCTATTCTTAGATATGCTAGTGCAACTGAGAACTATCCCAGTATTAATGTTTTGTATTCTCACAAAGATTTCTTTGAGCAAAGCAAAATTTTTGATGGAACCAACATTTATGGCATCAAGCATGGTGTTGTGAATCGTTTAATCAAGAATGGGTATAACCTTGTGGATTTTAATACTTGGTTCAAGACTCGTTTGGAGAAACTGAACAACAGAAAGTTTAAGGATATTCATCAGTTTAACGATCTAGTTGAACAGTGTATTAGTGAATACAACTCTGATGATAAGATGCATCATGGATATGGTCACGGCTATATTGATCGCCAATTCCTGCTTCATATGCTTAATATATTTGGTCTTGATTATGAAAAGTTTATTACTAATCAAAAGATTGTATCTACTTTGGATAGTCTGATGCTTTTGGAATTCTTTGCCAATACTATTCATCGTGACACTTTTGATATCAAGAAATTTAAGAGAGAGGAATATTACGGTCATATGACCAAACTATTGAGTGATTTTGGACTCAATGGACTGGATAGTGCTAAGATTAAGGAGGCCAATGTTATTTATAATCAGATCAAGAGAGTTCTTGCTTCAATGTATACAAATGATGACTCAGAATATACTCAAATTTTTAAGTCAGACAAATCACAGAACAAGTACTCTGCTCCAAAAATTTCTGATCTTAGAAAAACGATTAAAGCGGAACTTGACAACAATCCGATGTTGAAGTATACTATGTGTGTAACGCCCGTTAGTGGAGATTTGAGACAACTTCGCAACTGCAATCCTCTCAAACAACACGATGGCAATAGGGCTTATTACTACCATACTAGTGATTCATGGATGACTAATGTTGATGATGTTGATACTCTTAAAGTTCAGTTCGGTAAAGTGATTGGTTAATTTTCACAGGAAACAGGAGAAATAAAATGAGTGTTCCTTTTATGTGGGTTGATGGTAATCTGACTCTGGTACTTAATAATAAGACCTATCAGGTCTTGCCAGATCATATTAATTACAAGATGATTCTGGAAGCACTTCCAAGTGCGACCGCTGAAGAACTCTTGGAGATTGTTGATGTAGAAAAGGCTGTTGCAACTTTTAGCGATGGTCTTGTTGAAGTCAAGAATGGTCAAGTCACCTATGAGGGTGAGGTTGTTCATGGCAGTATTAGCAAGCGTATTCTAGAGTTTATGAGCAAGGGTCTACCTTTTCAGCCTCTTGTTAATTTTCTCAACAATCTTATGGAAAATCCTAGTATGCAGAGTCAAAAGGAACTGTATGATTTTCTAGAGCATGAGAATCTGCCTATTACTGAAGATGGTCATTTTCTTGCCTACAAGGCTGTTAGGTCTGATTTTAAGGATAAGTGGGCAGGTATTTATGACAATAGCGTTGGTAACGTAGTTTCAATGCGTAGAGCAAAGGTTGACGATAACAGAAGTCGTGGATGTTCTGATGGGCTTCATGCCGGTGCATTGAATTATGTTGCTTGTTATGGTAGCGTTGATGCTGGTGATCATATCGTTATCGTGAAGATTAATCCGAAAGATGTTGTTAGTGTGCCTAGCGATTGTAATTGCGAGAAACTTCGTACCTGTAGATATGAAGTGGTCGCTGAGTATCAAGGCGTACTAAGCAAGCCTCTTTATTCTTCAACCTTGACTGAAGATGAATATGATTACGATGATGATGATTCCGATTACGATATTCGTGATGACTATTGGGATCAGTTTGATGATGAGGATGAAGATTACGAAGATGAAGATGATTACGACAGCGTTTA